GGTTTCAATTTGCCCCTCTTTTCACGTTCCATAATCAATTTTCTTGCTTCTTTATTACGTTTATTCCACTCTTTTGCTCGTTCTAGAATAGCTTCTTTATTCTCTTTATAATATTCTTTTAAGTAATCTTTTCGTGTCTCATCATGTTTCCATTTCTCAGCAAGGCGATCTTTGTTCTTTTCATAGTATTTTCTATTAGCGATTCTTTTTCGTTCTTTATCGGTCATAGCATACCTTCTGCACCACACTTTGCGATATAATAGGCATCCACTATATCACTAATAGGATTTTTTATTTTTGTTGCTTTGGGAGTTAATCGTTCTTTGAGGTCTGTAGGTGTTACAAGTTCACTAGTAAAGGCGTCATACATTAACTCTTTGTTAGCATTACCTTTTCCTGTTGCGAACTTCTTAATTACAGTAGGTGGATAAGTACTGAACTTGATTTTTTGTTTCCACATTTTGTGTTTCAATAACCCAGTATTTTCTGCGATTGAACGTACACCCGCTTGTGCAGAAGTTGCAAAAGCATAACCTTCAATGAAAACTTCACTACATCCTTGTACTATAGATATAGCCCAAGAGGAAAGGGCATCATGTCTTTCCTCTTCAGTTTCCCATTCAGGATATGGCTCAGCTTTGATGTTACTTATCCCACACCCGGCGGAAAGTTGTTGTTGTTTTTCATTATTAGATAGATAATATAACATACACCCATCAAAGTCAAAATATCGATCATCATCTTCCTCTTCATAAACACATATTGCTGGTGAAGTTAGTGAGTAATCAATCCCAGCTATCTTCTTCTGCTTCATCTGTTTGTCCTGTCTCACTATCTACTTCAAGGTAATGTCCACAAAATGAACACATTTCTAAACCTTCTGTATTATTAATAAAAATTTCATATTCTTTATCGCAACCATCACACATTATGCTTATGGTAGCATCTCCATCTTCCCAGACTATATCTACTGGCATTTATCCATTGCCTTTCTTATATGTATACTTATTCTTTGGGTGGCTCTACTGGTGGCCGCAGTAATTTTCCATACATTAATTTGGTTGGCACAGGAAGTATCTTCAAGATAATATCATTTACTTTCATAAATCTTTTATCTCTAAGAACATTAACTGTTATTACTTGCCCAATTTTATATTTAATGAGTTGATCTGAAAATTCAACATCATTGTTAATAAGAGTATCGTTAATTCCTATTATAGTATCCCAAGGCTTTAATCCTTTTGGTATAGGTCTTTTACCTGACTCATCTGTGGTTACTAATAGTCCGTAAGTATTTGGTATTGTTGTTTTTATGTCAGGATGCTTCTTTTTTATATTGTTTCTTTGTGAATCTTTTCCGAATAGGGTAATAATTGATACCCCTATTGCTGGGCGATCTACTTTACCAGTTGTTATCATTGTATCAAGAGACTTCTCAGCTATATCACCTCTAATAGCTATTCCGACTCCTGCGTTTTGTTTAGTTCTGGATACTAGTAATGTCGCGATTCCCATAATTTCACCTTTAGAGTTAATTATAGGGCCACCTGAATTACCTTTATTGATTGCTGCATCCACTTGTATAGCTTTGATATATGGATGTCTTGCATGTCTATCATCATTGGAAATAATTCCTCTAGATAGACTCCACACCATACCCATAGGATGTCCAAAGGCAAATGCTTCGGCTCCTGTATATATGTCTTCTTTGTCAGCAAACTTTAAGTATGGAACTTTTCTATCTTGTCCTTGTACTTTAAGCACTGCTAAATCAGCTAGGGGATCTTCCCCTATTACTTGTACATCGTATTCGTGCCAATCATCTTCATCCCAGTACCATAACTTTACAGTTTTTTGTCCGTAAATACAATGAAAGTTAGTCAATACAAGACCTTCTTCATTGATGACTGAACCTGCACATAGTGAACTAGGTGTATCTAATGATGGTTTTTCCTTTGTATTTGATGATATTAAAACTATCGACCTTTGTACCTTTGTGATAACTTCTTTGGTAATGGCTTGTACCGTACTACTAAAGAAGATTAACAAGGAAAAGCATAACAAAAAAACTTTTAACTTTGTTATGTACATTTGTCCTTTTTTATTTAAAAATTAATTGTTGGGGAAGCATCTTCTTCAATGGGCTCCTCTGGCGGCTCTGGTATAGAGTCTAACGACTCAGAACCCTCTTGCTCCTTTAATCCTAATTTAATTGTTTCATTATCTGTTGGTAATACTACTAAACCTGCTAAAGTATTGTGTTCTTTGACACATACTGTTGATTGTAAAGAAAACTCCGTTGAAGTTTCTTTGGGATTTTTTAGATCATCTTTTGCTAATAATCGTGTCCATGCCTTAAATTTATATTTCGTTCTAAGTTTGTCGAGTACACAGAAACAGTGAACAGTTATTGCTCTTCGAATGTGCCAGGGAGGTTCTACCTGCCTCAAGTTTGGATTACTTGATGTTAGCCAATTTATAGTTCCTCGATAACATATCTGTATAGTATCAAAAACAACTTGGCTCGGCCACTCATCATCTGGTACTTTAACAAACATTTCTCTTGTTGTGGAATTATCTTCTGCCCATAAGTCATAGTTTCCAAAATCATAATCTCCAATAGCAAAACTAAATGGTACTAACATTGTTAGTATTATCAATAACATTATTTTTTTCATGTTAATCTCCTGCGGCAATATACCACAATAGAAGTATTATTACAAAAAGTTCTATAACTAGAGCAGAGTGATACCAAACCCATCTTGTCTCATACAGTTCAGAATCTTTTTCCTTTTCTTTATAAACCTTACGATTTATAAATTCCTTTAGGTTCCACCATTGGTCTTTGACGAATTTTTTGGCTTTTTTAATATCCAACTTGTTCTCCATAAAAGTTTGATTCCCGATATATTTATTCTATCAAATCACGGGGTAACTTGTGGAGAAATATCAACTATTTCACACCCCTTTTCTGAAGTACATGCAAATTCTTGACTGGCACTAGTATAGTCTTGTGTTTCATAATTTGCTAATGACGCCCAATTAACTTTTTTTGGCATTTGTTTTAACAGTTCTTTGTACTCTTCCTTTGTACAATCTTGATATGGCGCCTGTTTATATGTGTGATCACTAAATGGTAAAAAACTAATACCACTAATGTCATCAAAATTGTCATATACCCAAGCGGAAGTGTTTACCCACTCATCTTCCTTGACTGATACAGTAACACTAGGTTTATGTTCACACCACTCTTTTGCGTAGGTGTGCCATAAAGATAGTTGTCTCCAAGCGGTCATATCATTTCTACAGACTGCGCCTGATGGACTCTTAGCCGGAAACGAAAATACTGTCGTATGATCAGGTTTCGTTACATCAGGTTCATTTGGAAAGCCTTCCGCTTTCATCATTTTACATAATGGATCTTTATTATCTGCCCTTACAGTTCTAATATAGTAAGGGTTATGGCGGGCATGAATACCAGAAGCGGAATCAACAAGCTGTGAAACTGTCCCAGATGGTTTCACACACGTAATGGAAGCACTACGTTCAATTCCTAACTTATCCGCATATTCTCTGTTTGTATCTACTGCTACTTGCCTTAATTCATTTAATAACTTCTTTGTATCTCCCTTAGTTCCATTGGTCAGCGCGTTGTCCATAATACCTGTGAGACTAACTCCAAGTAATCGTTCTTCTTCACAATTTCGTTGCCACTCTCTTGAGAGGTATTTGAAGTTTGTGAGTGTAGACTGGAATGTGCCAAGGATAGTTGCAATCCTAACTTTGTCTCTGAGAGACTTGAGAGTGTCATCGCTCCTGATAACAACTTCTGAGAGGTTGCAGAATTCTCTGGATCGTAAAATGATTTCGCTGCAAGGATTTGTGCCGAAATCGTCTCGCGCCAATCTTCGTTGAATGTATGTGCCATCTTTGTCCTTTTCTCTAGTATTTAGGTCATCTATGTGATATTTACTAGCTAACCCATTGTAAATACCACGTTCTCCTGATTTCGAATCATAGAGAGATAACCATTCTCGCATGAAAGTCCCGGCATCAGGCCTTTCTTTATAATTAACTGAATTGTTTGCTAGTGCTCTTTGTACATCTTTTTCCCACCATTGACCTGATTTAGCAAATCTCATTTCTCTGTCATTAAGATCAGAAAGAGAAATAAGAGCACTCCTACGAACACCACCCACAACGACAATTTCAGCCGTCTTACATACAATGTCATGTGCTTCTATTGGTTTGAGTTTTCTTCCTACTGCAACCTTAAATGTGTCTACAGTAAAATTAAATAAGTCTACCAAAGGTGCGGGTCCTGATGCTCGTCCTCCAAAAGTTTTTAATGGGGCTCCAGCTTCTCTCACCTTAGACACATCCCACTTTGGAATGTGGCCACCATATAGTAAAGATATTAGTTCTTTAAAGGATCTTGCCCATCCTAATTTAGAGTCTGCAACTACGATAGTAGTGTCTGTTTCGTATAACTCTTCAGGGATTGTGGGAAGTTTCTTTACATATTCTTCTTCTACTGAAAATCCTACCCCTGTTCCGTTCATGAGGACATATAGTATTTCATCGAATGATCTAATGTGATCAACCTTTATATAGGAACAATTATACCCTGAAACGTTTTCTTTCTCTAGAGCTGGCCCAGCGGTCATTAAACACCTCATTGAAGGCATTACTTGAAGTTCCTTGACTGCTTTTTCTAATCCTACTCTTTCACCATTGTCGAGTTTAAATTTATGATTTTTTTCTAAATGTCGTGTAAAAAAGTCGAAATATCGTTCAATTGTTTCATCCCATGTTTCTCTTCGTCCTTTGTCATAATCCCATCTTGCATATCTTGATAAATGAATAAATTGTTGGTATTCAGTAGGTAGCATTTCATCCTTCTTTCTATTTTAATTTGTCTAAAAACTCTGTTGATTCTCGTTCTGACAATCCATACTTTGACATCACCCAACTTCCATTTAGATTGTCCTTTATTATTGCCATTTCTTTCTTAGAAAAGGTCTTTGCGTTCAATACATAATCTTCAAATGCTTCACAACATATAGGAAATTTTGGTTCTATCAACTCCCACATAGCATTTGCATATTGTTGAATTTCTTCTTGAGCATGGCTATCACTTCTTAGATGATAAAACTTAAAGAAATTGTTTAAATCTATTTTCCAAATGACTTCAGTATAGTTCGCAACAGGGAGTACTATTCTTGAGAGTTCTCTTGCAAGATCCCAATCTAGAAGGTTTTTATAGGCGTTAGTTGCTCCATCTAAGATTCGAAATATTTCAAATTCAATCTCTCCTGGATTACTTAACTCTCCTTCTCCTCTTCCTTGATGGTTTGTTGTTGATTGGGGTTTTAATTCCTTCCCCTTCGGAAAATAAAAGTCATCTGACATGACTGAGTATCGACCTGAATACTCGTTCAGATTTGCCGTCCTATGGCGGACTAACTGGCGCATTACAAAGATTGGGAGTTTAATATGGAACTTGACTTCACACATCTCAAAGGGTGAGGTGTGTTTATGTCTCATTAGGTATCGGATGAGATTCCGTGTTTGGCTTACCTTTCGTGTTCCTTCTCCATAACTAATACGTGCGGCATTCTCTACCTCTTCATCATTGCCCATGACATCAAGTAATTTTACAAACCCATGTTCATGAACCTTTATTTCATTGGACATTTCTCCACTCTCTAGCTGCCCAATCCGCTTCTAATCCCTTCATAGTAGTTTTATTTATCATTTCAAGAATTTCATCAGTTGACAGACCACTCATAATTAAATCATTAATATCTTTAAACTTTTTACCTTTTGACCAAATAACAACAGCCCACCCATCATCTATAGATTTCATCAATTTTTTGACAGTATGTTCATTTCTCGGCTCATTGTCGAAAATTAATACACATTGTTTCTTATCAATTTTTATCGACTGAAGATCACCACCGGCAACCGCAAGACAATTTGGAAGGAACATTGAGTCAATCGGACCTTCTACAATATATGTAGTTGTCTCTGAAGTCCATCTATCTAATCCATAAATTTTCGGAGAGTCTTCATCTACTTTTATTGTAATATAACGTAATTCGTTTCTGCCCAATGCTCTACCTTGAGCGGCAATCAACTTCCCCTCTGTATCAAAAAAAGGAATAACCATTCTAGGTTCTTCTTTACCTAAATTAGAATAATCTATGTTAGATATGTCCTCTGCCCATTTCTTGAAGTCTTCAGCAAAGTAAACTTTATCCTTAAAACTTTCTGGAAGTTTTCTACTCTCAAAATACTTACGAGCAAAATGTTCTTCATCAAGTTCACCGATAGAAGGTAACTCAATTTTTTGCGGTCTAGGTTTGAATTTGGGTTTTTCAAAATGGAATTCTGGTTCTTTTGTTTTACCACGACCAGTTTGGCCTTGACCATATCTTTCCATTACATATTGACCATGAAGATGAGGATCAAGTTGTTTTATGAAGTTTCCAAGAGAAGCACCATATCCGCAATTATGACATTTCACAAATAAGTCTTGCTTCTTTGCGTAAATGTACATTCTCTTTTTTGATTTGTTCTTGTGAGAATCACCACATATAGGACAACGTGAATTCCAAAGATTGGGGCGAACTTGTTTGAATAAATCAAGGCGGGGTGAGATTAATCCCACGTATTTTTGATCAGTATATAAACTCATAATATATTATACCACGAAATATCAATAAGTCAAGTTATTGTTGTGCTTTACTTTCTAATTCATGTGCAATCCATGCTTTCGCAAGTGGGCTAGACGGTGGGCGTTTTATTAGTTTACCTATTTCGACAAATGATTTTCTAAATACATCTTCTCCTGCTCTATTGTTTACTATCTCGACAAATCTGCCAGGAAATAGGTTTGCGAGTTGGTCTTTGACTAGTTGTACTTCATCCCATGTTGCTCTTACAACTTCATCCTTTAATTTCCGAGCTCTTCCAGCATTATTTTGAAGGGCGACATCAAGAGAAGTGTTTACGAATATCATATAAGTACTATATCCAACCGCTTCTAAGTCTTGTTTCGTTACAGATAGTTTGGTTGGATTTTTAGCAGTACCATCAATGATCAATCCTAGTCTACCATTAATCCACAACTGTTCTCTTTTCTTGGTTATCTTTTTTCCTCTTTTACGAATTCTTTCCTTTTCCATTGTTTCATCATCAGAATACTTAGTCATATCAGAATGCATTTTGGCTTTCATCAATCCAAACTCTAATTGTTCATCGGAGTTGACCACCTTCAATCCATAGGGCCCTGTCTTGCCGGGCTTAACCTTACTCATTGAGGGGTGCCATTCAAATTTACCAGCAGCAGAACCAGTTGCTTTTTCTGCTGAATATGATTTACCAGAACCGGCACCTCCTGCTAGAAAAAATGCCTTAAAGATCCCAGGATCATATACACCTTCTAAAAGTTCTTGTTTAAACTCTGAAAATCTCATAACTCAGACCTAGTAACTTGTACGATTTTTTGTTTTTGAGCTTCTAAAATTGGTATTCTATTTGGCCATCTAATATATTCTTTTGTATTTCCATCTTTCATAAGATTTTCTATCAAAGGAATAATCAATTTTTCTACTGCCAACATACGTGATTTATATTTAAGATCAATATCCTTTTTTCTTTCTTCAAGTTCTTTTGCTAATGAAGTCATATCTGTAGAAGATTTTTGAAGTGCTGTGACAGCTTCTAACTGTTCCATCTTTAGAATCTTCTGTACATCTTTATCCAACCACTCTAGTTTCTCCATAATTGGAGTTAAGTCTGGTGGTTCAGCTGTAACAGACTGTACTTGAGATGCAGTCAAGTCATCTAATTTTCCTGATGTTCCTTCCAAGAGACTTTCCAGACTTTCTAACTTTAGAATTTTGTCAATCTTTGGTGACATACTTTCTAAGAACTTCATGATCTCATCTTGTTTTCCTACGGCTTCAGTTGCCTTTGCAGAAGATGTTCTCGACTCTCCTGTTGCATCATTTAATTGGGCAAGGATATCTGCGGTTGTCTGACTTCGCTCTTCATCTTGTTCTAGAGAGAGAATTTTATCAATCTTTTCTTCAATGCCTGCCAATGTAGCATCTTGTTTTTCTTTATCTTCTTGAGTAAATCCAAAATCAGGACTTGCTTCATCAGATTTACTTGATAGGGCGCCCATAATTTGTTCGATTTTGTAATCCAACGCAGCTAATGCTTCTGGACTAGCAGAACCACCACTCCCTGTGTTTTCTCCGTCTGTATTGTCTTTTTCGTATTCATCTGCTGTTACTGCACTAAATCCAAAATCGACCATTTCTTCTGCCATGTTACTCCTTATTTGTTATTCATAATATTTATAACTGTTCCTTTAATGTTTCTACATATTTTGCAATTGCATGGGTCAACCCATCGGTTTTACTTATCAAACCATTATCGTTATCTGGGCCCCAATCTAAAGTTTGACTGTCTATAAAAAGTCCTGTATGAAGAAATGGGAAAGGAGGAGTAAAAGGGATAGGATCGCTAGTACGAACCACCCGCCAATGAGTGGGTTGGCTGTCAAGAACTTCATTACTGACTTTAGGCGATCCATACGAATAAACTTGAACATTCTTACCTCTCTTGTGAAGCCACATTCCTATTATTTGTGCAACAGCTCCACCTAAACTGTGACCTGTAACGTGTACTGTATGTTCAAGGGGGTATGTAAGTGTCGTTCCTTGAATAGTATTTCTTCCTGTCGTGGTTGAAGTATCTATAATTTGCATTATAGTTACAGCGGCATCTCTAAATCCTTTATGTAGCCGGATTCCTAAGTCATCATCTGTTACCAATCTTACATCAATATCAGATAATACATTTGCCTCATTTGCTGTACCCCTAATAACAATTATTGATATTCCATCTTCTTGTTTTACCTCAAACGCAACTTCATCCTTTTGATCACCACCTAAATCGTAAATTGCTTTACACAATTCTGCGTGTTCAATAAGTAAATCTAATGAAACTGGTAAGCTTGATTTATCACCACTACCTAGATCATTATTTTGATCTACTTGGCTTTTTGCACATCCACTAAACAGTATCAGACCTATTAGTATGATGAACTTCCAATTCTTCTTTTTTCTTCCAAGCAGTTGCACCGAGTATAGCTCCGAATGATAAGTGAAACATCGCTCCTGCCCCCAAAGTAAGGGGTTCCCATCTACTCACACCTTCTGTTACACAATCATGTGTATTACAATAGTCTGCCATCATTAAATTCCATACCAAAGGAGCAATAAAAAAATCAACTAGACAGATAAACAAATATATTAAACCTGCCCACGACCTCCAAAAATGTTCAATTGTTTTATTAATTCCCATTCAATCCATTTCTACATACCGTACTACCTTGACATGCCAAGTGTTTCATTCCATCCAACATCCAATTCATTTCATCAATAAATGCATCAA